ATCCCAATATTGTTTATCCCATACGCAACTAAATATCATAAATACGTCTTTTACACAACTTTAGGTGTTGACTTTTTTTGCGAACACGATAAAATCGCAAGCGAACTTGCACTTGAAGGTGAGCGAGTTGACCCGAACGGGAGTTCGGGACAACGAACGAGGCAAGAGGGTAAGGGAAAAGCGTAGGGATTTTATCGCTTTTGGGTACGCAAATAAAAATAAAAAAAGTTTTATGCGTAAGTGAATATTTAGTTGTTAATTAGTTGTTTATGCGCTACATTTTTGGTGAGCGTTACCACCTCCCTTTCGACGCTCCATACTCTGAATTAACTTCTCCCGTTAGTTCGGCTTCACTAATAACCACCACACCCTTCCTCCGTGTGTGGTGGTTTTTTCATAGCCGACTTTAAAGATTAGTTGCTTCGTTTGCTATCGAGGTTTCTATCTGGCTTGATCTGAAAGGCTCAGTCCAAACCTTAACAACACTCACAGGCTTGCCAACTTTATCTGCTATCTCAGTGTCCGATAAAGGTGGACGCATCACGCCATCGTTATCAGTCCAAGGACTAGCCATACGGATTGCCATTTGTTTTGCTGTTGGCTTTGAAATGGCCCTTACAATTTCTGCATCTGTATCTTCTGCAAGCCCCAAGTACATCACGGCCTCATGTGCATCTGACCACTCGCGTACCTTTCCGTATCTTAGCTCCATACATACTTGCAGTCTTTCGTTGAGGCGCAATGCAGGCGGCGATCCAAGCCTAGTCATTGGCATAGTTGGCACGTCGCCGTCATATATGCCTGCCTTTATTTCTGCTGTATCTTTATCCATGTAGACTTGCGTAACCTTGATCTGGGTTTCGAGTACGGTCAACTGGTTCGATGACCCTGCTTCCCTGCCAGACCTGCCACCGTCCTGTGGTTTATTAGAGTGGTGGACAAGAACAACTGTTATGCCTGCATTACGTAACGATAGAGATAGCTTGTTGATGTTGCCCCATTCCTCTGCTGAGTTTTCTTGAAGCCCTGCCCATGCCGTACGTATTGTATCAATCACTACAATATCTGGCTTGTTGTGCTCTATCCATCCTTCCAGATTTATAAGCCCACTCTTTTCTCGCAAGTTCATCATGTTCTCGTCGATGAATGGCGTCCATATCATAAAGTTATTCTTCGCATCCCCGAACGAACGCTTGGCTCTGTTCAAAAATAAACTGACGTTACTTCTGCTGTTCTCGAAATCGAGATACAAAACTTTAGGTACTTTGCATAAATCAAATGCACCAAACCTCTGCTGTCCTGCTGCCGCAGCATAAAGTAAATGGCGTACGAACATTGACTTACCGTGACCAGAATATCCGTACACTTGTACAATCGTACCGCCCTCTGGAACTATAGGGTCGATAAAAAACTTTTGCTTGGCTGCTTCATCTGCAAGCCTATCAGCATCAAAGGTAGTGAGAGGCTTAAACTTTGTCGGCTTTAATTTAACAGGTTCCTCTTTGGGTTTAGAACTCTCCTTATTATAGGCGTGGTTTATAGTCTCTATAAATTCCTTTTCATTTACGCCATAAGGATCGTGAAAGAACTCCAGTATATATTCTTTCATTAGCTCGAGACATTCTTCTTTAGTCTTTCCCTCTGCTGCGTAAAACCCTGCCAAGCTAACAAGTCTCTGGTGTCTGTTATCACCAACCCCTGCCATTAGTTTTCGACCAAGCCGTGCGACCTCTGCTCGAGTGTCGTCAATTATATTGAGCTTGGTACGGACATGGGAGAGGTCTAGCTTCTCGAACTTAAAACTTTCGAACGAAACTACATTTGTTTCGTTTTGCGTGCCGTAGTTTTTTACAGGGTATTCTGGTACATCATCCCAATCCAACCCGACGCTGTATGCTTGTTTATAATTAGGTGTGGGTGGAACCAGAACCACGCCTTTGTGAGCTTTCCTGTCTAATCCTTTAACAGTATCTCGAGGCCACTCAATGCCATCAGCGTTTGACCAAGTAAGCGTCTTTATATGTTCGACGTCTTTGGGCCATTTAAAATAAAAGTGTCTGCCTCTTTTAGTATTAACAACCCAAGGCGTGTTAGTTAGGCCAACACTCTTAGCATAGTCCTCTGCCTCTTGGTTATCACAGTCCACGACAAGCACACCAGAAAGTGCGCCAGTAATAATACCAACATAACTATTAGGAAAGGTTCCCCACCAAGAAACTAATTCGTCCTCAGTAGGAAACCTTCCTTCATCATATATGTGTGACCACTTAACGACAGGTCTTTTTTCGTTTGGGTGGATAGGAACTACCCACCACCCATCATCTAAAAGTTGTAACGCCGTTGATAGGTAATCGTCCATGTTGTTCTCCCTTGAAGTATTGATCGAACCGCACGCTTGGGTACGCTTCTTTAATTTGTGACATGTAATTGGACGACATGCTCCCCCTGCGTATCCACCCATAAGGGACGGTACGACCAGTATTTAACCGCTTTGAAACCTCTCCAGCACCTCCAAGATCGGAAACTAAAC